CAACACATTGTTGATATAGTCAACACTCGATGCAGTAGCTAGAAAGTCAGTCAGACCAGAGTTGCCGGATGTGGTCGGCGATGGTGTCGGTTATCTCGTTGTGGTGCTGGCTGTTGAAGCCGAAGAAGGGACGCGGGGGTATATCGCCCCAAGGAATGGGGAAGCTGCCTTGCTTGGTTTTGTAGTTGCCGTGACCAAACTGGCCTTGTTTGGCACCGTAGTGTTGGGTGGTGGCATATTTCAGATTGGTACCAACAGAGGCGGAGGTTGCCGAGTTGCAACGGCGTGGTGTGACGATCACTGCCAGGCAGCGTAATGCGGACTGGAAGCGCTATCAGGCGGCTCAATGAGTTATGCCACGATAGCCGACTGGTTGCAGCGCGTAAGCGCTCAGGATGTGGCCGAGGCGGCGGCGCCGGATCATGCGGATGTGGATGGCCAGCTGCTTGTCGCGCTGGTCGATGGGGCCGATACCGATGCCTACACCGCCGAGGCGGTGACTGCCGGTCAGGCGGCTATCCGCCGGCTGGAGCGGCATCTGGCGGATGCCACGGCCAACATCAACAGCTATCTGCAATCGCGTTATGCGCCGCTGATCACCACTCCTGACCCCCGTAATGCTGACCTGCTCAAGCGGCTGTGCCTGGACATCGCCTCCTGGGATTTGCTGGGCGGGGATACGGACAGCGACCGGCGGCACAAACACAAGTCAGCGATGATGATGCTGCGTGACATTGCCGCCGGGGTGGTGGCCTTGGCGGTGCCGGCAGATGGCAGTGATGCGGCTTCCGGCGCGACCTTTTCCGGCGCGGCACCGATGTTCGGGCGCGACAATCTGGCGGATGCCTGATGATTATCCATGAGGTGATTGATCGCCTGAGTGGTGCCGATCTGGGTCTGACGGTTAAGGGCTCGGCGGATTTAGTCAAGGCACAGGCCGACCAGTTACGCGATAGCGTGTTTGTGATGGCGCTGGATGAATCGGCGGCTAATAACTCGCTGATGACCGGGGTGCGCCAGCAGGTGACCTTGGGCATCGGCGTGATCATCGCGCTGGGGAATCGCCGGGATCGGCGCGGCCAAGGGGCACAGGACGAGATCAATGATCGGCGTGAGGATGTGCGCCGGCTGCTGCTCGGTTGGCAGCCGGACAGTGCCGACGATGTGATGACTTATCGCGGCGGGCGGCTGCTCAATATCCAGGATGCTGTGGTCTGGTGGCAGGACGAGTACTCCACGCAATATATGATTACCGGAGGGTTATGATGGCACTCAAGTACAGACGCAAATTGATTCTGGCCAAGATTGAGGCCAAGGCGGGCACGGCGGAAAATCTGGCCGCTGCCGATGCGGTACTGGCGAGTAATGTAGAGCTGACGCCCCTGGCTGGGGATACGGTTAGCCGTGAAATCGAGTATCCGTATTACGGCAACAGCGCGCAGATACCGGTTAATTCGCATCAGCAGTTGGCTTTCCGGGTCGAGTTGGCCGGCAGTGGTGCCAAGGATACGGCGCCGGCCTGGGGCAAATTGCTGCAGGGCTGCGGCTTTAAGGAGGCGGTGACCAAGACCAAGCAAACTGACTACACACCGCTCACGGGCAAGGAAAAGACGCTGACATTATCGCTCAACATTGACGGGCAGCTGCATACCCTGGCGGGGGCGCTGGGCACGGTGACGATGGAGATTGCGAGCAACCAGATTCCTGCGCTCAATTTTACTTTTACCGGTCTGTGGACGGCGCCATCGAGCACGGCGGCGGTGGCTAATCCGGATTACTCCGGCTTCAAGGCGCCCGTAGTGGGTTCCAATGCGGGCACGCCGACGTTTACCTTTTTTGGCGAGGGCAAACTGGCGCTGAGTGCGCTGTCTTACGACCATGCTAACGATGTGGTGCATCGGGAGTTGATTGGCGCCAGCACGGGTGTGGTCATTGTGGGTCGTGCGCCGACGGGCAGTGTGACGATTGATGCGCCGGCCTATGACACGCTTAATTTGCCCAAGACCGCCAAGGACGGCACCACGGGTGCCTTGTCCATTGTCCACGGCAGTGCCGATGGTGCGGTGGTTGAGGTCAGTGCCCCCAAGGTGCAGGTTTCCTCGGTGAGTTATGCCGAGGACAATGGGGTGATGCAGGCGCAGGTGGATATGGCCTTCATTCCCGACAAGGGCAACGACAAGATCAAAATTACCACACGCTAGGGAGTGTCTGATGCACAACTTGAAAAAACTGTTTTTTTACACTGCGTTGGCGGCAATGGCACTGGGCTGGGGTTCTGCGGTGACGGTGCTTGCTGTTGCGTGGGTGTCTATGGTGCTTGCCGATTATCTGGTGTGGCGAGAGGGTGATGACTTTTTAGACGATATTTTCTTCGCGTTTGCCGACAGCCGCCTGTTGCATGCACCGGCGGTGCTGTTGGCGGCATTGGGGTCGATAGCCGGGCTACAGATCGTCCTGATCGTGATTAAGGCACTGGATTGGAGTGTGCGGTCCTGGTGGCTGATTATGTTACCAGCCTGGACTTATGTCGGCATGGTGGTTGGCGTCATGCTATTGATGGGCATGGCGGCTCTCCGTAACCGGTGGAGGCGCAAACATGTTTAAGCTCGCCGATCCCCAGCAATCGTATGCGCACCCCGTCACTGTGCAGGTGCCGGTGGGTAACAACAGTTGGCGTTCGGAATCCTTTAATGCCGAGTTCCGGCTGCTCTCGACAGCTGAGTTTCAGGCCTTGTTTGCGCCGGATAATCTGACCAAGCGCACCGACCAAGAGGTTATCAGCACGTTTCTGACGGGCTGGTCGGACATCCATGAATATGACGGCGGCGAGTTGAAGTACTCCGATGTTGCGCTGGCAAAGCTGTGCGACCTCCATTATTGGGCGCGGGCGGTGGTTGAGGCGTATATCGAGTTTCATGCGGGGCAGCCGTCAAAAAACTTCGCGACGCCGCTCGGCACTGGCTGAGCGGCGGCGGTAAGGACGAGGCCGCTGCCGATGCGGCGCTGTTGGGCGTCGCCTGGCAGCCGCCGGATACGGATTTTCCGATACTCGCCGATAATCGGGATGTTGTGATGGCCTTCCTGCTGGTGCAGACGCAGTGGCGTTATGGCCCTGGCGGGCATCGGTTAGGGCTGGATTATGCCGGTTGCCGGGCAGCACTCAAGGCGTCTGGCATTAAATTCAAGGCCGTGTTTGCCGGCTTGCGCACGATGGAGTATGCGGTGCTGGAGGCGGCTGATGATTGAGGTGCCAGGTTCGGACGATGAGTAGTTACAGGTCAGTTATCCCTCACCCCCGGCCCCTCTCCCAGAGGGAGAGGGGTTCGGGATGGAGGTGGATTAGTCGCCGGAAAAAATATGATCGAGGATGGCGTACACGACGCAATAAATCCACACACAGATGAAAACAACTATCTCCATAGGACAAGAATAGCATGACCAATGATTTAAATCTAGGTATCCGGCTGACCGCCGACGGGAAAGGTTTTGTCGGCGAGGTGCGGGTATCCAGGCAGGAACTGGATAAGCTGACCGGCAGCACCCAGCGCGGTCAGCGCACTAATCGGGATTACAGCCGGGCGTCGAAAAATGTGGAACGACAGACCCGCAAAACTGGCAAGTCATTCTTGGATGCGCATGGGCGTATTGCTAAATATGCCCAGGGTCTGGCCAGTGTGGCGGTTGTCGCTCAGTCGGTGCGGGGATTGTCTCGCGCAGCAGATACCTACAAGGGGCTGAATAACGCAATCCGGCTGACCGTGGAGTCAGAGTCAGAGTTGATTGGGGTACGCCAACGCCTGTTTGATATCTCTCAACGGGTACGCACGCCGATAGCACAGACGGCTCAACTTTATAGCCGTCTGGCGTTAAGCCAAGAAGCCCTTGGTGCCTCCACCGGGGATTTGCTACGTGTCATCGAGGGCGTCGGTCAGGCGCTGGTGATCAATGGTTCATCCGCTGCGAGTGCCTCGGGTGCATTGTTGCAGCTATCACAGGCACTTGGCGGCAGTGTGATCCAGGCGCAAGAGTTTAATTCGTTGATCGATGGCGCGACGCCATTGGTGCGCACGGTGGCTAAACATATTGAGGGACTTGATGGTACAGTCGGCGATCTCAGGCGCGCTATCAACGACGGCGAGATCTCCAGCCGTCAGTTTTTCGATGCCATGTTACGTGGATTGCCCGATCTGCAAGCGCAGTTTGACAAGACCTCGCCCCGCATTACCGATGCTTTGGTTCAGATTGGCAACTCCACCAACTTTCTGATTGGTCGGCTGGATGCGGCCAGTGGCGCCAGTGCGGCATTGACCGGTTACCTGCAAGGATTATCCGGGGCGATTGATACCGGCAGCGTCAATGAGTTAAGCAGGGCGCTGGGGTATCTTGATGAGGTCGTGTTATTGCTGATTGGCCGGTTCAGCGCCGGCGCGGTGGCGTCGGCTTTTAAGGGTTTGCGTGATGGCTTTGGTGCCATATCGACCAAGGCTGCCGGTGCTGCCGGCGGGATGAAGGTGGTTGCCGGGGCATCCGCCGCGCTGAAGGGCGCTCTAACGCTAGTAGGCGGGCCTTACGGTGCAGCGATACTTGCCGGCCTAGCCATCGCCCGGATGGGTGCCAATGCGCTGGAGGCGCGGTCTCGGTTATTGTTATTGCCGCCATCGATTGAGGAGGTGGCCGAGGCGGTGACCAAGCTCACGGCCTCGGAGAAGGATCTGCTCAAGTCGCAGATTGTCGGCGAGTTGACCCGAGTGACGAAAGCGATTGAGGACATCCGAAACTCTACCGCTTTTGACGCGAATGCCGACACGCCGTTTCAGCACAGGTTGGAGGCGCGTATCGAGCAACTGCAACAAGAGAGGGCACGCTTGGAGAAGGTGTTGCGTGAGTTGTATCGTCCCCGATCTGCTCTCACCCCTGACCCCTCTCCCGGCAGTAGAGGAGAACCGGGGGATGTCGGTGATCCGGCGGCGTTCCAGGCGGCGCTGGAGGTGCTGAGGTCGCAATCGGACAAGATCAGGGCCGAGTATGCGGCGCGCATTGAGGCAATCCGTCAGTCGACGGCTGAGGAGGTGCAGGTACTCAAAGACCGGGGGCTGACCGTCGCCGAGGCGATCAAGCGGCTGGAAGCGCAACGGGATGCGGAGTTGAGCAAGCTGGCGGGGCAACTGTCTCCCGATCAACGGGCATTCGGTGGTTTGGTCGAGTCGCTGCAATCCGAGGAGCAGCAAATCCGTGCGCGCTATCAAGCACAGGTGGAGGTGATCAGGCAGGCGACGCCGGCGCAGATTCAGGCGCTTAAAGATCAGGGGCTGTCGGTGGCAGATGCCATCCGACAGCTCGGCGAGCAGCGCGATGCGGCGCTCCGAGAGGCATTTGAGCCGTCGCCGCATCAGCAGGCTGTCGACAGAATTAACGAGGCGGTACTGTCCCTGGCGCCGCCCTTTGAGCAGGCCAAAGCGGCCGCCGAGGCTTGGCGTGCGAGCGAACTGGCTGTTTTAGATCAGTCGGCAGCAGATTATGACGAGCTGGCCGATAAGGTCGAGTATGTGTATAACCAGCGTATCGCTCAAGCACTGGCCGAAGATGTCGAACGGCGGCGGCAGGCGGCAGAGGAGGTGCTGGCCAATTCCACACGCTGGCAAGACGGTGTATTGCGTGCGCTTGATCGCTACAATGACGGTGCGACCAATGCCGCCAAGGTCGCTGAGAATGCCACTACCCGCGCCTTGAATAATATGCAGGGCGCGCTGGATCAGTTTGTGCAGACCGGCCAGCTGCGCTTTGGTGATCTGGCCCGCAGTATCCTGATTGACCTCACCCGCATTGCCGCCCATCGGGCTTTTGGCAGCTTGTTCGGCGGGCTGTTTGGTGGTGGCGGTACAGGTTCCCTGATTGCCGCCCAGACCGGTTTTGCCGGTGGCGTGGGTGGTGTGTTGTCCGGTGCCGAGTTTGCCCTGTTTCACTCCGGCGGCCTAGTCGGTGGTGCGGCGCCACAGCGGCGGCGGGTCGCACCGGCAGCCTTTATCGGTGCCCGCCGCTATCATGCCGGTGGTTTAGCCGGAGACGAAGTCCCGGCCATCCTCAGACGCGGCGAGGAAGTGCTGCCGTCAAATCATCCGCGGCATCGCAATAATGGCGGCGGCGGGTCGGTTCGGATCGAAATTATCAATGAAGGGGCACCTCAGCAGGTCACTCATGCCGGGACGCAAACGGACATGGAGGGCATGGTCATCCGCATTGTCACCGAGGACATTCAGCGCGGCGGGCGTATTCCCAACACGATGCAGCGCACCTTCCCGCAGCTAAAGCGTACCGGCACGGTCTGATGGCGTTGCAATCGTTTCCGGCGTACCTGCAGTTGCGCCGACAAGGGTTTCAGGTGGCTCATCCCAGTCGGGCGATGCGCACGCCGATGGCCTCCGGTGCCGCCAAGCAGCGGACGCTTCAATCGCGGCGTATTAAGCAGTATGTGTGTTCCTACCTGGTGGATAGTCGCCAGGATTACACGGCCTGGGAGGCCTGGTTTTTCGAGACCATTCAGGAGACTGACTGGTTTCGTTGGACGGAACCGCTCACCGGCGCCACGGTCACGGCGCGTGTCGTTCAGGGGACGCATAGTGCCACCCCGATGGATAGCGCCTTGCAGCATTGGGAGATCAAGTTGACGGTGGAGTATTATGCCTAGGTCGTTTGCCGATGCCGATGCGGTGCATCGAGCGCTCAACAACCAGAGTGCCCCGGAAAGCCCGCTTTATACCCTGGAGATCAAGCACGCCCAGCTGCAAGACAGCATTAGAGTCGTGGCCGATAACGACGACTGGCCCTACGGCGCGGCTTATCAATGGCAGCCTGGCGCTGCGGTGGCTAAAGGCGATGTGGTGGTGCCCTTCAACGAGGCGCCGCATGCCGGGTATAACGGGTTTTTCTATGAGGCCGAGACCGATGGGGTGACGCATGATACCCGTCAGCCCGCTTGGCCGAGACGACTGAAAGGCCGCATTGATGACAATAACGTGACCTGGGTATGCAAGGGGCTGCAATACAAGGCATTTGCGTTTCGCTGTCGTCTGCCCGATGACCTGGAGGAGGGTGTGGGCGGGGCGGATATTATTATTGATAATGTCAGCCGGGAGTTGATGGTCTGGCTGGAGGCCACGCAGGGAGGAAAAGATGCCGAGGTGACTCTCGGCATGGCGTTGCGCAGCCAGCCCGATGCGCTGCAATGGACCACCACGATGGATATGCAGAATGTTATGGCGGATATGCAGCAGATTACCGCCCGACTGAGCTACACCGATCTGCTCAACAAACCGGCCGTCCGGCTCACTATGCGGCCGGATAATACCCCGAATATCTTTTAGTCATGCCGCACTGGAGCGATCAGTATCTCGGTAAGCCGTATGTGCCCGGCAGCTATGATTGCGCACACTTGGCCATTGAGGTGGCGCAGCGGGAGTTTAGGTTTCACACGCGTCTGCCGACCCAAAACTATCAGGCCGCCCGCCGCGAGTTGGGTGCGGCCACCGAGCTGTTAGCCGAGTATGGTGTGCGCACTGAGGCGCCGATTGATGGCGATGCCGTGATTATCCGCAATCCTGCCGGGCGTTGGCATATTGGCATTTTTTTCAGATGGGAGCACCAGCACTGGGTGCTGCATAATCTCATGCGGCTGGGCGTTTGCCGGCACCGTATCCGGCAGTTGCCCAATCTGAATATGGCGGTTGAGGGCTATTATCAATGGGCGCATTAGCCGCTGCCGCACCGACCTGCGTGTATTCGCCGCATCCGCTCAATCCGGCGATTGGCCGGCAATGCCATCATGTCCAATTCAAGGCCGGCGAGTCTCTGCTGGAATATCTGTTGCGGCTGGGTATCCATCCGCTGATTGTTCCCATTGTGGTGACGCTCAACGGTCGGCGTATCGATAACCGCAAGCTGCATTCGACGTATCCTGCCACGTCTGATCAGGTGAATGTGCGTGTGGTGGTGCAAGGGGGTGATGGCAGTAATCCGTTAGCCGTGGTGTTGTCTATCGCACTGACCTTTGCCGCACCGGGTATCGGCAATGCGCTCGCCTGGGGGCTCACTGAGTCGCTGGGATTGACCTTTGCCAGCCATGCGCTGGTCAGTTCCTTGGCGACCGGTGTCGTATTGGCTGCAGGCGGTGCCATCATCCGCAGCCTGGCACCGCCGCCGGCACCCGACATTTCGGCGGCCTCTCAACGGTTCGCTCAGGCCTCGCCGACCTATGCTCTGGCGCAATCGTCCAACCAGACACGACCTTATCAGCCATTCCAGGTGTTGTTCGGTCAGCACCGGATGTGGCCGGACAAGGGCGCTCGGACCTACACTGAGATCATCGGGCGTGACTTGTATATCTATGAGATTTATGAGTTCGGCCTGAGTGACCTGGAGTTGAGCGATATCCGGCTCGGCGATACCCCGGTGACGGAGTATGATGATGTGCAGATTGAGATCAGCGATGCCGATGGTCAGTTGTCTCTGGGGCACGGTAATGTGGATACGATATCGGGTGCCGAGTTTCGGCAGGGTAAGCCGATCACGCGCACTACCAGCCCGCACACGACGCGGATTGGGGTGGATTTCTCCGGGCAGTTGTTTGGCATCGATAAGAAGGGGCGTAATTTTCGGGTTGAGGTGAACATCCGGGGGCGTTATCGAGC